AAGCAATTTAACTACAAAAACAGCAGAAAAAATTTGTTCTCTGCCTTTCGACTCTTCGTTAGGCGCTTCAGAAATTAACTATATGGCGATGGAATACGCCAATAATAAATTGTACCTGTTTGGTGGAATACGCATATCTTACGCTAACACAACCAACTCAATTAAAATAGTTGACTTAAATACGAACTCTGCATTGATATCAAATGCAAAAATTCCAATACCGGGAAAGATGTTTACGACATGTGTTGTTGGTTCGAAGATATACATAATGGGAGGAGCACAACAATATTCTCCTAAAAATGGTGTGTATGCTTATGATATTTCAAATGATACATGTGTATCTGTAACAACATATCCTGTTAATGTTGCTGGGATGACCTGCATATCTTATGGCAGATACATTTATTGTTTTGGTGGCTCTTCAACAGATTTTAATAATGACATTCCCGATTCGCAAATAAATACTATTTATAAATTTGACACAGCTACAAATCAATTTACGCAGCTTTCTACTGTTCTTCCGCAAGTTAGTATATGGGCATTATTTTATAAAATAAACGAAGCAAAGTATATAATATGCGCTCCTAATAATGCATCGAAAAGTGGGAGTTATATGGTTGCAAAAGTTCCATATACAGCGAAATTTGTCGTTGAAACTCCCCTTACTAACAACCACCTGTTCTTGCAAGAAGACTATGGCTACGATGGACTGTGGACGGCGCTTAAATCCAAAGATACAGACTTAAAGGTCAAGGTAATCAATGCCTATCTTGGTGACAGCAACAATATAGCACAATTAACAAACGCATATCTCTACGACAGCAAAGACCTTAAATGGAAATCCCTCTCCGGTGAAAGCTATATAGCGGATATGCAGAACGCACTAAATATATTAGGGGT